CCAAAATTTAGTAAATTAAAAAAGGGGTCGAAATAGACCCCTTTTTTTTATTCTTTTTCACCTTCTTTATATTTTTCGTCATTAAATTCTTTTAAATTATTCTTTATACTCTTACCAAAATTAACTAAATCTAAAACGTGACGTATAAGTCCTTTCCCAAACATTACTTTCCAATTCTCATCAATTGATTTCATTTCAGCATAAATTAGACCCAAACTTATTATCTTGGTTGATAGATGTTGTATAGGTATTACATATTTAACAAATTCATCTAGTAAAAAAACATCCAACATAAAAAACAACAATATCAGTGAGGTATACCCAATTAATTTTGGAACAAACCCTCTCACAAAAGCTCTTGAAGTCCATCTAATTTTAACCCCCTCTCTACGTTGTTTAATTATCCTACAATAAGCTGTAATGATATCAAGTAATACAAATCCTAGGACAACCAATAATATTCCAGCAGAAGGGGCAAAAAACGTCAAAATCGATAACCAAAATCCAAATAACCCCTCTTTGACAATTTCAAATAAATGCTTCATATATATTTTTTCTTTTAAAAGTAAATAGTTTTTATTAAATTTAACAATTATAAATATCTAAATTCGAATAAAAGTTGGTATTTATATAAAAAACTATTATACTATGTTAAAAATCGGATCAAAAGGAAACTTGGTAAAACTCCTCCAAGAAAAACTAGGAGTTACAGCTGATGGTGACTTCGGACCTAAAACCGAATCAGCACTAAAAGAATGGCAATCTAAGAATGGACTAACCGCTGATGGTGTTGCAGGGCCTATTACTTTGGGTAAAATGGGAATTGAAATTCCTGTAGTCAAAAAAGAACCATTAAAATTGGATAAACTTAAAGGTCACATACCTCAAAATGTGATTGATGAAATTGGTTTAATCGCTGAAAAATTTAACCTTATCACAAATCTTCGTTTAGCGCATTTCTTAGCTCAATGTTCTCACGAATCGGGTAATTTTAAAATCCTTACAGAAAATTTAAATTATTCAAAAGAAGGTTTAATGAGAATCTTTGGTGGTTATTTTGCTGGTAACTTGGCTGAATCTTATGCCCACCAACCTGAGAAAATTGCTTCTCGTGTTTATGGAAGTAGAATGGGCAATGGTGATGAAACGACTAAAGAGGGGTGGAAATTCCGTGGTCGCGGTTACATTCAACTTACAGGTAAACAAAATTATGAAATCTTCTCAAAATTCATTGGTGAAGATTGTGTAGCAAACCCTGATTTAGTTGCAACTAAATATCCTCTTGGTTCTGCAGCATTCTTTTTCAATAATGTAGGTCTTTGGTCTATGTGTGATGAAGGTTCAACAGATGATGTTGTAACAAAAGTAACAAGAAGAGTAAATGGAGGTACAAATGGTTTAGCACATCGTTTACAAGAATTCAAAAAATTTAATAGTTTATTATCTTAAAAAAAACTCCCCATTTTATTGGGGGTTTTTTTATATGAATTCCAATTCATTTGTTTTAGGATTCCATTCCACAGTTAATGGTTTGTTTTTATACTCATATCTTTCATTCAATACACTTGCATTAATATAATGAGTATCACCATCAAATACATAGCCATATCCTGAGTGAATGTGACCACAAACGTGAATCTTTGGTTTAATTTCTTTGATTCTATCAGCCAATAATTCACAACCTAGATGTTCAGTTCTACCAATAACTTGGTCAACATAACCATAAGCTGGTCCGTGAGTGATAAGGATGTCAGTATCGGTTGGAATATTATCCCATCTGCGTTTTAGTTCCTCACCTTTTCTTGGTAGATTAAATGCCCAATCAAAGAATTCTGGTTGCCAAGGACTGCCATATATCTTCACAGGTTTTTCGTCCCCAATTTGGACTTCTACTGAACTATCTCTTAGGTATTCAAAGTTCTTATAGCTGTTTAATATTTCTTCGGTACGTCTAGGTATTAGAACACTCTTATGAACAAAGAATGGTTCTCTATCTATGAAACCCCAATCGTGATTACCAGCAATGAATACTTTGAAATCGTAATCCAATCCATCAAACCATTGACAGAAATCTTGTATCTCGTGATTATAACCCATTGAAGACATATCCCCAGCATGAATTAAAAGATTACCTCCAGGTAAATCCTTCTCGATTAATTTATGTTTACTATGTGTATCTGATACAAATGTAATTTTCATTGTAAATTAGTTTAAAAATTATTAATCCCACCATCCTCTCATACCAGAGCCATCAAAAATATCATCCCAATTCCCTTCATTTTTATAAACACTTGGATGTTGACCTTTCAATATTTCCCAAAGTTCATTCCATTCTATTTCTTCAAGTTCTCTAATTCTTGCAAAATATCTATTTTTGAACTCTTGTTCTTCTTCAGAATCTTTATCTACCATTTCCAAGAAACCTGGTTTATCTTCAAGAGGTATAAAATCATAATTAAACCCACTCAAACCTCTACCCATTTCCGCTTCTACAATATCGAAATATCTATCTTCTCTAATGTTTTTAATTATCTCAGTAGCACGTCTCATTTTAGCTACTTTCTTCATTCTGCTGTGTTCAATTTCGATACCTTTATTTTCAACACCATTAGCGATGTCATTTACACCTATTTCAATGAAATCTAATGTACCACTATAATCCCACCAATGGTGATTCCACAGAGCTTTTCTGAATTTGTATATATTCCTAAAGAAATTAGGTAAATCTCGCATTAGAAACCGTTTGGTTCTACCAAACCAAGTATATGAGTAAGACATTTTGAATATTTTTTATTTAGAACAAAAAAATTTGAGAGAATTTTGAAAAAAATGATTTGTTTTTTCTCAATTTATATGATTTTGATTTAGTTTCCTTATCAAAGTTACTTGTTAAAGTAGTTTTACTAACTTCACTTATATCTTTACCCCATTTTTTGAGATATAGTTCAAAAAGTTTTTGAGTTGTTTCAACTTGACTTGGGTTTTCACAAGAATCCAAAACTGTCATAATCCAAGTGTACTGGTTGTAAGGTCCTTTTCTGTTCATAATGACTATAAGTTTAATGGGTGAGTTAATAATCATCACAAAAGTAAGAAAAGAAATTCAAAGTAAAAAATTATTTGATATAAAAATCCAAAAATCTTTTCACTACTAGATTGAGAGGGTGTTCAACTTCATTCATATGAATTTCCATTTGATTTGACATTTCATTTTCATAAAATTCTCGGTCAGAATCAGTTTCAGCTGTTTGTATCAGATTAGTTAATTTTTTAAATCCACCAATTTGAAGTATCTTATATATTTTTGGGTCATATTTTAGAAAATTAACAATCTCTTCCTTTAATACTTTTTTATTATTAAGATATCTAAAATACTCTTTAACCTCAACACCAAACATATCAGTATATTTGGCAACAAAATCAATTTTATTTGCTCTACCATCGGTTAGATTATGGAACATAAGGTCATTACTTACATTAAAAATTGTTTTAAGGTATTCAAACAATTCTTGGTTAACATCACCATAATGTTTGTTAAGTATTCTTCTTTTTTCGTTCTCCGAAATTATTATTTTTTTCATAATAAAATTGATTATCTATTTAAATATAAATATTATTGGTTAATGAAAAGACGTTTAACACTATTAATGAATAAAGTTTTGATTGAATATCTTGAAGACCTATATGGTAAAGGAAGTAGTGTTGACATTAGTTCAATAATTGTAGGTTCAAGACACAATGAAACGATAATAAATTATAAGTTATTATACACCAATCAAGAATATTTGTTAGAGACAATGAATGTTGGATCCGATTTTTTGTTGGAAAGGAGTTGGGAGTTATTGGATTTACCGAAAACAAAATTAATTTTGGCATGTTCAATGCGAATGGTTGATTTATAAAAAAAATAAAATTATCATTAAATAAAAATTACAAAATGAAAAAAGTTCAAATTGGTGACACCGTTACAGTCAATTACACAGGAAAATTGGAGGATGGGACAATTTTTGATACATCTTTAACTGATGGAAGAGAACCATTAAAAGCAACATTAGGACAAGGTCAATTAATTGAAGGTTTTGAAAAAGGATTACTTGAAATGAGTATTGGAGAATCAAAAACAATTGAAATTGACCCAGAATTTGCTTATGGAACATATAATCCTGAACTTAAAACAAAAGTAGACCGTAGTCAGTTCCCACCTAATGTTCAAGTTGGTGAGACACTACAAGGAAATTCTTCAAGAGGACCAATAATTGTTAAAATTTTAGAAGTTGATGAAGAAACC